AGGAAGTTAATTTCTTCTGTATTCAAGTGGGGTTTAGTTTGCTTGTAAAACTCTTGCAACAAACCTTGATTGTCCATCTCGCTGTAATCCTGGTTAAGTTTAACATAATCGTTCATATCCCCGCCAGTCTCATCTATAAAGTCGACTAGCTTTTGTATGTTTTCTGGTAAAGGTTTTCCTGTTGCTTCAGCTTCAGCCACCGCTTCTTCAACTTGCTCTTCAATAACTTCTTCTTCAGTAATTTCCACTAAAGCTGGTGTGTCTTGAGCTTTCGGCTCTACCTCTTCACTTACGTCACTCGCAACCTCAACAACTTCTTCTTGTGCTGGTGGATTGTTTAAATCAACCTTTGTAACTGTTGGTTCATTAGCTTCAGCTGGTTTCTTCATTTTCGCCGCAACCTTAGTAACGTTACCTTTTGTCTCGTTACCATCTGGTTGTTTTTCTGTTTTTGCTTTTACTTTAATTTTGCCTGTATCGTCATTTGCGATTGGCTCTTCTTTTTCTGCCATAATATAATATAATAATAGTTAATAATTCCTACTTAGGACCAAACTCTCCTAAACCAAAGTCCCCACTCATAATATCATTACCTGAAGACTCAAAGTTTTTAGGTGGTTTCTTGTTTAATTTTTGGTCGATCAGCTCACTTTGATGTGATGCTTGCATTTTTGTTCTTCCGTCTTTACGATCTTCTTTAACAGTATCTTTCATGTCGATCTCTTCCATGTTCATTTTCTGAAGCTTCATGTTAATTTCAAACTCCATTTGCATAAGCTCTTTCTTGATCTCAGATTCCATTTGCATTTGCTGTGTTTTGTTACCAGCCTTAACGTTCTCTAACTCTATGTTTAACGCGTGAGTTGCTTGTGCTTTTTGTGTTTCTGCTTCAGCTGCCGCTTTAGAAGCCTCAGCTTGTGATTTCCCTTGAGCCTCAGTCATCTCAAGTTCTTGTTTTTGTTTTTCAGCAGCTTTCTTCTTTCTAGTGATCTTTAGCATTTGATTAGCTAGTTTCACATTTCTAATATTTCTCAAGTCAATAGCATCTTCCAAATCTATAGATTGCTGTTGTATTGAAGTTTGTATATTGTTTTCTAGTAGTTGCTTCTCCTCGTCATCTGGAGCTAATTCTAAGAAAATACCAAAATCATATAAATGTAATTCTGACATTTCTTTTAATGTAGCTACGTTGTGAACACCTATCGATTGGATAAATGCATCTTTTGTTGGAGAGTATTCTAGTACATCAGATATCCTAAGGGATAGAGCTTCGGCAACCTCAGCTGTTAAATACATTCCACTTTGTAGTATGTGCCTTGTTGCTACGTTTGAATTTGCAGCAGCCATTCTCTGTACTCCAACCAATGACTTAGCATCTGGTGTAGAAGCGTCTCTAGCTTCGTTTAATCCAGTTGTATCTCTAATCATTTGCAGGTAGTAATTATAAGTACTAATTAAACCTTGCATTTTATTTGCAGACGAGCTACTGTTAGATATCTCTTGGATTGGTATTCTACCTGCGTTTTGGTCTCCATCCTGTGTTAATGATCTACCTATAACAGATCCAGTCTGGAAGTACATGTTAAGCGCTTCTTGTGGGTTATAGTTTGTTCCGTTACCTAGATCTATTTCAGCTAAACCGTCCGCATCTAAGTAAACTCCATCAGGAACCATTCTAGACATTACTTGCTGTAGCTTTAAATGAGTCAACTGAATCATATCAGCGAAACCAGTGATCCTGCTCACAAGAGATTCAATGCGCCCCTCGTACATCCTTGGAGCTACTAGGCTATAATTCATTTTCACCTTAGTGTAATCACTCTTAGGTCTCATCATATTCCTAGCCATCTCCCATTTAAGTAACTTGTCAGTACCTAATATCATAGCTCCTTCGTATAAGCACTCAATAGCTCTTTGTAGTTTAGAGAATTTAGAGTCTTCGTTTTCGGGTGGGTTAAACTTATCGTCTTTTGGTAATATTTTTGTAGAACCACTAGCAGTCTCTTTAACTTTGTAAACCTCGTTCATGTAGGTTTTATAGTTAAAATACAATACTTGCACTTTGTTGTTGTCGTGGTCGTTATTGGTCCTGCGGGAGTTGTCTGAATATCTGCTTCCTGACTTTGAAATCTTCTCCAACTCATCGTGCTCTAAGAATGGAAACTCCTTCACCAATTCGTTTATAGGAATCTCTTTTACTTCACCAACATAGTATATGTCTTCGAAGTAAGGGGAATCAGTGTGTGAATACACTAAACTAGCTGGATCAACATAGTCTATAGTAACACCCTCAGACGTGTTGAAGTTAGTTTTTACAGCTCCAATCCCTAAAACAGTTAGATCGTAATAAAATCTTCTTTTAATTAAATCGTAATTGTTACCCTTAAACAAAACATTCAACGCAGCTTCCTCAGCAATTTCAACAGCTTGCTTGTAATTTAATTGCATATGGAGTGAAAGCTCATCCTCTGAATCTGGCATCTCCTCTTTCGGCGTAGACGATAAATCAATATTTAAAGCAGCTTTAGTTTGAGCATCGAATTCCCTCATTTTCATATCCTTCAATACTGTTTCCATGTACTCCGTACGTTTACTAACGCCTGCCGGGTCTTGAGAGTAGGCCTTTATATCATATAATCTCTCAGCAATACCATTAACAACTATATCCACGAACTTAGGTATAATCGGGACAGGCTTCCAATCTAAATTAAGATAGGACAAATCACCGTTGATCGATAACTCATCCTTATACTTTTGTATAGACTGCTCGCCTCTAGCATACAGCCTAAGATTATGAAAATTATTTACACCCCTATTATACTTATTACTACTGGAACTATTACCAAACCACTCCTGCTCGATGGCAAGAGCAACTTTTAAGCCGTATTCATAACTAACCTTCTCAGCGTCACCTACAACTTGACTCGGGAAAAAATTATTTGTAGTTCGTCTATTCATCTTATTCTTTAATTATTTTAGACATACCTCCGGTGTTCGTGTATCTTGAAATATGTATATTTACTGGCGTTTTTTCAATCTTAGCATTTGGCGCGTATAAGTGCCTGTTGTTAGCCATAATAGCTAGCCCAGAACTTATTGACGCATCATGCTTTGTTCTTTTGTTTATGTCGAACTTCGTCCAATCATTTAGCAATTCATTGAAGTAAACGTCTCCAAAAGTTCCATCCTGTTTCATACCCACGTGATCTTGTATGTACATCTCAATCGCAGCGGCATGAGCTTGTTTTATATCTTCACTTGAATTGGGTATTCCACCAACCTCTTTTTCTGCCACAGATAATTTGTTCCATACTTTGTCGGGTCTGTTCATACTAAACCCTCTATATCCTCTTCGTCTTAAATAGTACAGTAGACGTGGTTTATTGTTCTCTGCTAATATTGGCATCCCATAGAAAACTAAAGCCATTAGAACGTCCTCAAAGAACATCTCAGCAGTTGGAGGTCTTGATAGGTATTCTAAAAAGAAACTGTTAGCTGGAGCATCTTCCATAGAGAACTTGGTTAAACCGTGCAAAGCTCCTTTGGACCCAACTCCGTCTACCGTTCCTGATATATCATAACTATCACAACCAAAAGAACCCATATGCTCGTTACCAGGGTGTCTTACTCCATTTTTAATTACAACTCTATTTTGTAACTGCTGAGGTGGAACCCAGCTTACTTTGAACCTTCCTTTTGGATCTGGGTAAAATATAACTTGTGTGTCTTTTATTCCGTTAACCCATTGAAAGTTACCTTGAGTAACTCCTAGTGTTCTAGACATCTCCTCGTTGTAATCTATCTGCTCATATAGTTTAACAAGATTAAATATACTTCCCTTTGTCTCATCTCTAAATGCGTGTTCAGTTGTTCTTGGAAACTGACGGTAGAATTCATTTAAACCATCTGAATCATCTTTTAAGCCATCAACTTCATTTTGCCAGTTATCTATTACGCCTACATCTATTAATTCACCGCTTGGGTCGAACCTATCGACATCAGGAGTAGTGAAAACTGGAACTCCGTACTCATCAATAAATCCTTCGTAGTTCCATTCCATTGGGATAAACAAAGAGTATAAACCAGACTTTGTCTGGCCATTTCTATTTCGTTTTGTAACATCTGATGAATTGTATAGTTTCTTAAAGTTTTCCCCTCCTTTATCTAAAGCATTTGATGTTGATCCCATCATACACTTACCGATAATTCTCGATCCTAATCTTAAACAAGTTTTTGTAACTCTCCAGTTATTTAATATATTGTCCGGTCTTTCCCATTTCCCACTTTCATCGTGTACTAATAACGCTAATTTTTCACCATCATAACTATTGTCCCCAGTGTTCTTCCAGTCAATGGTTGTATCTAATCCTTTTATGTCTTCGAGCTTTTCATTAGCCGTGATCTTTTTCCTAGTAAACTTACTAGCGGGTACACGATAAGCAAGCTCGGATTTTGGGCGATCCATACCATCTTGTACAGGTTTAAAAAAGAACGGGTAATTAATTGATATAGGTACAACTTTGTCGGTAAACATTTTTTTAGCATCAGCTCCTGATTTAGATAATATTCCATATCTACTATCACTTGCAAGAGTGGCTAAGTTAACGGCTTCTGCTGAAGACATGAAAGAAAATCCAGATCTTCTATTCTTAAGGTAACACATTCCATAACACCTTTTATCTGCCTTACAAGCTTCCCAAAATATAAAGAACAGTCTATTTGCTTCTCTAAAATCCGCAGCTCCAACATCAATCTTACTCCACTGTAAGTACATGTAATGAGTACCTGTTATCCAGGTTGGCTTACCGTTGTTTGTAAACCAAAAACCTTCTTCTCTTCTTCTAAACTCTTCATCTATATAATCGTGCCATTGATCCTTTTGATCCTCTGGATAAGCACGCCAATCAAAGATGTTCTTTAAGCGCTCCAATTCCTTTGGCTGCTCAAACTTAACCCATTTATCTTTCGGATCCTTATATACATCCTTAGGCACCTTAGGTAGAGCGATGACTAGGTTTTGTATCTCTATGATTTCCCCTATCTGACCATTGCTAGAGAGGACAATTATATCGTGCTCTTTGTTGTAACCATATTCCCATTTCTTTCCTTTGTTCATTCTAGAGATAGTGGTAAGCTTTATAGGCTCAACAGTCTTAACTAACGTTGGCTCGTACATTATTTAGACCTACCTTCAGCGAATCCTTTAAAGGTTTTATCCTTCGCGTCTTCAGTTACTTTTCCCTCTAACAAGTTCTCTTCCTCTTGAATTCTATTAAGTATCTCAAATGCATCAAAAATAGCTAGTTTCTTTGAGGCAGCAGCATTCTTTAACTTGTCAGCCGTTAAATCGTCTTCGGAATCAGTTACTATTGCTTCCTTTGCTACCTTGATCAGCTCCTCCACTGCCTTGTGCCCAGCTTGGATTATACTCCTCTTCGTTTCCTTGATGTTCATATTTGATTGTAATAAAATTAGATAAAACTCGATATAG